ACCGCCTGCACTATAATATTCATACATGTGACAATTTTTTGCCACATCACCTAACTTACCACCTGTCACTTTAGTAGTGAATGAAATTGTATAAGTTGTTCCCGCACTTGTGTCAGTTATATTGGCGTTGCCATTACGACAAAATAATGTTCCAGAACCCATACTTGTCCCATCAGTTGACCATATCTCAGTTGCTTCTCCCATAATAAAATCTTCATCAATTACTCCCGTTTGATAAGATAGCCCCGTCCACCATTCATACCCTGCAGCTGGGTTTACCTTAAGATTATCAGTTGCTTCGGTTACTGCTACACCACCACCGAATCTCCCCTTGTGTGGTTGTAATGTTACTGTGTGGCTTTGCGGGTTCACTCCAGAAGTGGTCATTAAATTATCATTGAACGGGAACAATGTGTGCACCTTATTATTAATCAGATCCATATTCAACTTACTCGCCAGCAATATCTTGTCTCTATCTGGTCCACTTGCTTCAAGAGACGTCTTAGTAGGTGTGTTGAATGTATGTGGTATATAACTCATTAATTCTAGATCTGTTGTCATGATATTCTTATTAGCTGAGTGCGAGAACCTATTAACCAATACAGTGTCAGTTTCATCAATCGTGTCTAGTGATAATTTATTTGTTAATTCAATGAAACTCGTAAAATACGTCTTGAATTTATATCTGGTTTTATCTTTACAATTGAATAAGTAATTATATTTAGTGTGCAACTCTGCCATTGATTCATTCTGGATGTATTTATTATTCTCGAGTTCAAGTACTTTATCTACCGTCTGGTTCTCTGTGTAACTGTATTCGTTACCCTCTAACTTAGCTAAAGGTTCACCTAGTATCCGGAAACGCTGTATATAAACATCAAAACTGTTGTTATTGGTGAAAGTTACAGTGCCCCCATAACTGTTCACGTCTAATGTATAATCTAATGAGACCTCATTCCCGTCTGCATCTTCAAATAATGTGACAGGTATTTGCTCTACCCCTATACATATTGGGGTAATATATTTCATCTTGATCTCAGCTGAGGTCTCTCCAGCTGTTATTACTATATTGGCTTTATCATTAGATTCGTTGTAACTAGATTCCTTCTGATATTCCCATATGGTTTGCTTCTCCTGGATCTCAAACCTGCTGTATTCTAAATAAGTCTCATCATGCTCAGCTGGGATATCAGTCTTATTAATTTCCCCTTTGATATTGGTACCAATAGTGTAGTTCACATCATCATAATTCTCACCGTTAAAGGGTGAAGCCATTCTAAGTAAATCGTCATGGGCCATATAAACCTTACCACAGAAAGCCTTGGCAAGTTGGGTAAGTTCAGATAAGACCTTCTTTCCTTTCTTTATATGGACATAATCAATAGTAATCAAGTTGCTTGACTCATCTGTAAGGTTCTGGAAATCAAGTTCTGCGTCACTGAATCCCATTTTATAAGCCAGTTGGTGTGCTATCGAATTCGCGGTATCAGCATTATTACAAGCATACATACCTATCCAGACTTCATCTTTTAAGAATTTAGTTTCAATCCCATCATATAACCTGTCATAAACTTTTATGCTATATCTATGCTTAAGATTCTGATGTTTGGCAGAAGGTTTCTGAGCATAACCAATAAACATGGTAATCGTTTCAGAATTAAATGTATCTTCTACTCTAATCTTGTCTCCCTTTTCTAATAGGTTAACTAATGTGACCCCACTGTCAACATGTCTGTGTAAATCTATAGTGAAATTGACCTTGTTTGTAGATGTAAGCCCCTGCTTGGACTTGACCTCACTGGTCTGCTTCAACGTGCTGAGGTCAACGTATTGGGTTATATATTGTGCCTTAGTTACATTATAGATCTGGACATCATGATCAAGTTGTTTACTTACATCCTTACAGTTGTTTTTGAAAGTATTAGTTACATCAATAATGTTAGGCAAGTTTGCACCTCCTTTGGAGAAAGACACACAGAATTATGCCTGTGTGCCTTGTTGTTCTGCCTTCCATTCATCATACATCTGGAACAACTCGTCCATTGTCATTCCAAACAGGTTGGTAACATCAGGTGCGAAGATATATTCGTTATTGATTATTGTACCCTTATCACCTGTCATATCACTACCTGAATAATAGTCAGTACCAGTTGAGGTTTCTTCAGTTGGTTTGTCGACCTCACTATATCCAAAGTCAAGCCCAGCACCTTTTAAGTCCTCTTTCACCCCGTCAAGCATACCTTGCATTCGCTTGAAATCCTCCTCTAAGTTGCCAGTGAAAGAGACGTCCGATTCAGCGAACCATTTTTCAAACATCTGTTGGTAAACCTGGCTCTCCATAAATGCATTAACTAAACCTTCTTTGGCGCTTTCGTAGATTGATTTTCCTAAAGTTTGCTTGAATGTTAACAAATCACCTTCATTAAGTGCTTCGGACATAGCCCCTGATAAAGAATTCTTAACTTTGTTAGCAAATTCCTCAGCTTTCTTACTCATCTCCGTTTCAGGGATCATCCTATTAATTATTTCGTCGCTAAGCCCAGCTTCCCTTGCTTTTTGACGAATAATATCAATTATAGTGTCCCTACTCTGTTGTTCTTGTTCTAACTCCTTCATACCCTTAAATATAGCGTCCATACCATCTAAACTACCACCGTTCTTAAGAAAACTGATGATATCGTCACCTTTATATTCTGCCATACTGATGGATAAGTTACTAAATAGCTCAGAGAATTGTTCATTCATGCTATCTAGATCAATACTGTAAACCATGCCAGCTATATTTGATTTAAGTTTATCAAAATAGCCTTTCATTCCAGACGCAAAACTCTGGATAATGTTATCCCCTTCTCTGAAAGTTGAGACGAATGTACCTCGCACCTGGTTCATTACAGTGACAATACTTTCTCCACCATCAGTCATTTTCTCTTTATATTCTCCGACTAAGGCATCAATTTCGTCACGATATTTCTTGATATTCAACCCACTTTTTTCATAAGTTTCCTCAATTTGTTTACGGTATTTCTCAACTGCATCTTTGGCATCTAACCATTTGATTCCTTCGAAGGATTCCATTCTAGCTTGTTTAGCGAAGGTTTTCTTAGTTTTGCTCAGTTTTTCTACCATATTCACGTATTTCTTGATCTGTTCTTGAAAGTCTTTTAAGTTGGTTCCCCAACCTACCAATTCACCGCCACTATGCCAATCCATATCATCTGCTATATCTTGGGCTATACTCTTGTACTTACTTCCACGTAGATTGCCCATATTGTTGGCAAAATTTTCAAGTTGATCAAGATCCATACTGCCGAAGTCTTTGTTAAAGAAGTTATTAACGTCCCATTTCTTTGTCTTGTGTTGTGTGTCTGAACCAAACCACCCATAATCGTCTTCCTCTTGGACGTTATAGGCGATTTTACGGCTATCAAAATCAGGCCTCAAATCTCCCCTAAGGGTATTCTCCAGTGACCCAACTAAGCTCTTGCCTTGCTCTATAGCTGTATTGGTTGGATTCTTGGCAATCATCTTAATCAGGTTATTGGCCGTTTCTTGGGTGTGTTGGCTTACCTCCTTTAACCTGTCAAGTTGTTCTTGGTTCAATTTCTTTTGTTCCTGCCATTGTTTCTTCGCTTCTTCGTCCTTACCCTGGAAATAACCAGATATCGCTTGATATCCACCGATGACGGCACTTCCCATACCTAACCCAGCTGAGAGTTTACCTAACATCCCACCTGCTTGACCGAAGTTCCCCATCTGTTTCTTAAAGCTACCTGCTGCATTAACTACTCCACTTGCAGCCCCCAAAGCTTTATTACCTGTCACACTACCTAACTTATTTAGGAAACCGCCTAACTGTGTCGTTAATACATCAAGTTTCTGTGATAGGGTCTTGGTTTGTTCGTCGATACCACCTTTGAAATCCTCAAACCAGTCTTGGAAATCTTTGCTCTGGCCTTCCATCTTCTCCATATTTTCTTTAAGTTTTTCACTCATATTGTTCCAGCCAGAAACCAAATCTACGATATGTTTGAACCTGTCGGTGTCCTCAGCTATCTTGGCTAATTTCTCCAGCATCGGGTATAATGTGCTTTCGTTATTGATGTTGGCACCCTTTAATATTTCTTTATTATCCCCAACATGACCACCATCACCGTATCCTGCTACATATCCACCTGACTTGTATCCTTGCCTACCTCTCTCAAGTGTGTTAATCATTGGGGCGAATTCGTCTGAATTGACCATCCATGCAGGTGCAACCCACTCACCTCCATGCACTATCCCCGCTACGTCGTCTGTTGGTACATTAGCTGTATAACCGCCTTCTTTGTGGCCGTTATCAGCTATGAATTCCTCATATTCGTCCCATGTTTCTGGTTGAAACATAACATCTCCTGTGACTATGGCTGGTGGTCGTCCAGCATTGAACAACTGTTTAACACTGTTGATCATTCCCATACCACCAAAATCATTAAACATCTGACTCTTAACATCAATGGCCCCCTGCTTCAAATCGAGACCATCCAATTGTTCTTTGACTTGATTTATCCCCTTCATCTCAAACTTTATTCCAACTGTAAACACTAACATTCCTGCTACAACATTTCCACCTGTCAATCCAACCACTGCCAGTGCTAGGATCAAAGCCGTCTTAACCCTCTCGGCGAATTCATCAAACTTATTCTGTTCGAGAGATTCAGCGAATTCCATACCGAAAGTTATTAGCGCAATTGATGCGACTGCACTAGCTGGGTTAATCCATGAAGAAGCACCAATCAATGCAAGTAATGAGGTCTTTAATGCTGTTAATGCTGTACTAACGGCGAACATTGTGACCCCTATCTTCATTGTCTTACCAAACACCTTGCCCCAATTACCCTTCTTGATATCTTGCCACAATTCTCCAGTGAAGTCTAATACCAGGTCTAAAGTTTCAGTCCCCCAGTTCTTAATCTTAGCTATAACCCCTGCTTCGACAAGATCTTGGTAGCTGTTCTTGATGGCCTTCCATGCTTCTTCTGTTTTCTCACGGATACCATAGATATTTAAATGCCACATTGAAGCCATTGTAGCTACTCCTGCGATGACCATACCAATTGGATTCATTAAGGCAACTAATGCTCCTGAAACTAAAGCTGTAGCGCCTACCAATCCTGCCAACTTAAGTCCGAATGTGACTATAGATTTAATAGCTTCATGATTGTTTCTAGCAAAGTCCATCACTTCTTTAGCTAGTTCGGAGAAATTATAGCTGTTCAATGTGTGCAACAACTCATTAGCTACAGGTAATAGCGCCTTGCCTAACGTTCTGGCTGTGTCATCCATCTCAGATTTGAAAACTTTCAGCTGGTTAGCGAACGAATCCCTGGTGCGTTCAGCATCACCGATTACGTCATTCATTTGTTCCAACAAAAAGTTATATCTCAGAACGATTTTCTGTTGTTCTGACATCTCAGTTACACTCTGCTCCATACCTTGAGACAATGCATAGTTCTGCAATGCTGCCTGTTTTAGATTGTACCCTAACCGAGCTAATGGTTCAGTTTCTCCCATTAGGCCTGCTGTAATAGCGTTAAATGCTCTCTTATCAGGCAGATCTCGGAAAGAACCCAGATCAACTGCTAGTTGGGTTACGGCCTTACTCATTCTATTTGCCTTATCTTCACTTTTGATCATTGACTGCAACATAGCCTTAGATGTCCCTACAAAACTCCTCATCTGATATCGAGAACGTCCCATGGCGTCTGCTGTGTCGATAGCCCACTGATTAATACTATCTGCCATTTCCCCAAATGATTGGTTGATAACATTATTTAGTTCCTGTGATTCACTAGCCAATTTTAACAATATTCCACCTGTTCCTGTGAATGAAACTAGCGCTGTAAATGCCATTAACGCTACGTTCCTGATAGTCCTCAATGCAGATTTGAGCTTAATGAAACCCCGCTTAATCGCTTTGATGGCGCGGACTACTTTTCTTGCTTTAGTTTTTACCCCTCTGGCAAACTTAGCAAACGCTTGTCTCATCTGTTTGATCTTGATGATCGTCGCATCAATACCGCGCAATTCCTCTTTAGCACGGATTGCCATTTCTAAAGCAACTTGTTCATTCATATTTACACCTCCTGTAATATAGTTAAGGAGACAGCAGTGCCATTCATTATGCTGTCTCCTAGTCATCTTCTTCCTCCCTAATAGCCATATTTAGGTATCCAATTATATTGAGAATCATTTCCAACTCGACGGCTGGTTGTTCATAGAATCCCCCGCTATAAGGAAGGTGACTTAGTTCCAATCTCCCTTGAAAATTCCTCTTGCACATCATACGGACATGTTTGATTTCCTCATTAAGTTCATCAGATACAGTTGCGTCTTCCTGTACCTTGAACTCCTGCCCTTTTATATGTGCTTTGCAGGCAAGCCTTAATCTTCTTTCTTGCTCTGCTTTCCCTTGTTTTTTAAATCTTCCTTGGTCAACCTATTTGCTTTCTTGGCTTCCTCAATAAATTCCTCAAGTAAATCATTAAGTTCTAGATCAGCGAGGATATTTTCTTTAGTGATCTTCTCTTCTTTGCTCCAATCCTTCAGCATCCGTTTAGCGATATAGATATCTAGATCAGTACTTTCATCATAACCTGGCATATCCATAATGATGTCATCTTCGCCTTTGTACCTGATCTTTTCTGGCCTACTAAGATTCTTGGCCTTCTTCTTCTCGCCAAAAGATAGATACTTACGCCCAGTGACGAACCTGTCCCCATCTTTCTTAACAATTTCTTCTTTAGCTCTACTCATTAGTACCAACCCCTTTTTTTTAATTAATTCAATTAGCCATATCATATTAATACATAGTGTCTTGGTCGTCAGCAAATTTGAACTTAACATTAGCGTCCTCAGTTGCATTGTCCCATAACGCTTCTCCATTAACTGTAGCCGTAATCTTATCTGGCCCAGATACATCTGCACTCACTTCAGTTAACTTAGCTTTAGGGTAAGTGATTGTTAGAATTGGCGTATTACTCGTGTCTCCGTAATCTCCAATATCTATAGTCAGTGGGACTACCAACCCATTCTGCAAGTCAGATTTTAAACCTTCATAGATAGCTTTGTCAAATTGCAAGGTCAAGTTAAAAGTGTGCTCACTACCTTGAGCATCTAATGACCTTGGAGTCTTGCTAAGACCAAAATCATCCGTGTCTATACTGTTGTTGTGAGTGAGACTGAACTCATCGATCTGCTGAGTGACATCTACTTCATCCATAGAAGCTACTGCCTGCCAGGCGAATAATTTACCCCCTACGTTTTCTTCGACAGTATCAGTTGGATCAACCGTATCACTAGTCCCAGATTTACCAACAATGTCCATACTATAAGTTAGAATGGATTGTGATGTCAAAGTTAAACTAAATTGATTTATGCGACAATCTACATATTTCTCATAATATTGTTCATCTGTAAACCATTTGAGAAAAGTCAACCACCCTGGTAATTCCTGATCTGGTGTGAATGTGTGTAGGAAACATGATGCATCTGTATTTACGTCTTCTGGGGCTGCATCTTCTGGGCCGATTCCATGTTTGATGATCATGGGTAACGTCATTTGGCTAACCTCTGAATCAATTGAACCTGAGATAGATGAGCCAGATACATAACTGTCATCTCCAAATCTGTTACCAGTCAATGCTTCACTTTTAGTGGTCTGGACATCTATATCTAAAGAATTAGATGTTGCTAACAATTTATCCAGAGTTGTTTCATCTGAACCCTCAGATGCCTGTTCCGCAATTGCTGTTACTGTATTTCTACCTGTTGCACCCATTTTAATAATTCCTCCCTTCGAGTTTTAACTTGCTAATAAATTCTAAATTGTCGGTTGTTTGTCTGCGCATATACTGTGCTAATATCTCGTCCAAACCATTATTCAATGAACCGTTCAGAGTATTATTAGTTTCAAATGTGCTTATTAGATCATCTACAGAACCAATGAATTGTTCTTGGCTTCTGTCCTCTGGGGCTTCTTCGATATAATATAGGATCACACCTACACTATTGGTGAAATTACTTCCACCTAGCCCTCCATCTGCCTTATTCCCATCATAATTAGGCTCTATACACACGGCTGGGTAAGCACCTGGTACATAGTCTTGATACTGCCCTACAAACACTTCTGCTGCACCCACTGTGTTTAACAATATGTCCTTAACCTCAGACACCTTATTAGATAACATTATTTAACCTCCCACCTGATCATGAAAACTTGTACCGTCTGCCATGCTTGTAACCTGCTATTCATCTTTGGTTGTGGGTGAGAGCTCTGGTACTTAGCCATATATGAACGAATATTACTATCACTGATGTCACCTTCATTAAGCAGACTCTTAACTTTCTCAGCAAATTGCAAAACCGCGATATCACCATTCTCAAGGTTGGAATAACTGTTAATGAAAATCGGCGTCTCTTGTTTACCTTTTACCTTTTTATGGTTAGAGTCCTTAGCTATTTCATAAGTGATGGCATATTTATCAAAACCTTCTAGCTCATCAATCTTAGTAATTGGTCTCACTTTATCTAAACCTTCTAAGAGGGCCAATTCATTTTCCAATGCTTGTAACATTTTAATCATTAAACAGCCACCACCTTTCCTAATTCATCAAGTACATATCGTTTAATTTCCTCTTTGGTTTCTTCCCATGCTGTCCACATAAACTTATATGCTTTAATGCCTGGGTGATCACCATAAGTATAATCAGCTGGTTTGTTAGGGTGATTGCTTTCTGCACCCCGTACACCTGTTCCGTATTCTAAGAATGGGGCGTATTCCATGTTAGTCCCTACAACCCCTTCTGTAAGTCCGAATCGTTTCCTGACGAATGAATGGACACTGGCACGTAATGTCCCAGTATCAACCAGACCACGTTCTCCCTCACTCTTAACTGGGTAATTAGTGATACGCATAATCACGGCGTCTTCCAGCTTGAGTGCTGCACGTAACATTACCTTATCTATATGACTCTCGACTTCTGATTTGATTTTCTCGAGCTGGCGAACAACCCCATCCAAACCTTCAAAATCAGCTTCAATCCAATTATTACTAGGCATTAAATTCTCACCAACTTGCATTCAGTGTATCTCCCGCCTGTGTTATGGTATGGTTGGCTCACGATTTTATACATATCGTCTACAACCATCCCCCGAGCCAATCTATCAGTCATGGCCCCCTTCATCTTGGCCTTGCCTGTGTAACTCTCCCCCTTCTCAGAAGTTTTATAAGACGGATTATCAATGATGTCGCATGGGTAATCAGCAATGACCACTTCTTCGGTATCTGTTTCATCAACGGTGAAATCAGATCCAGTACTGTCAGATGAAGTGCCAGTTGATCCAGTGATGCATACTACTTGAGAGAATGTCATATGATATCCACCACCAATTCATTATCATCCACTTCAGCTGGAAACAACTCGTCTAAAGTATCTTCGGGTATAGCATGTTTGATTAGGTCAAGTACCTGTTCAGGTATCTCGGCATGCTCAGTATATTTAACACTATAATCTTTGTCGCTCTCTGCTTTAACACCTGGGGGTCTGTTCCAATGATATTCACACCATGCTAGACAACCCAATTTTAATTTGCTGTCAATCTCAGCCTGCTCAGTTAATGAACTAATATCATCATTAACAGCACCTAGAATAATTTGCAGTTTGCCATCATACGTATCAATCATATCTAACCCTAAGTATGATTTGAGCTCATCTAAGGTTGCATACATCACTTATCACCCCTTAACTTGTGTCACCTTCATTTTCCTCTGGTAATCTAGCAATACCCTTGTCTAGCAACCGTTTCGCTACATCCTTCAATAGGTCAACGGGTTTTTCAGTTTCCTCAACACGTTCACCCTTGTACCTAATGGGCATATCAAGGATAACCTTCATATTACCACCTCCCAAATCAGACTAAATGGGAAGGTTACCCTCCCCATCATCCATTAAATTACAACTCCAATAAATACGCTATCAGCATATGGGAATGTTGGAAACTTAGTGGCTGCTGCCTTAGTCCAGATGGCAGGTGGCTCTTCCTTCTCCCACTGTTGTACGTATACTCCGTTCTGAGATCTAACAATATTCTTATTCATAAGTCCTTCAGCTGTCGGCCCAGTTAATGTGTCTCCCAATTTACCATCTGGGAATAACACCATTCTATCTTCTGGGAAGAATCTCACCCTGTCATAAGTCTTGTTATCCTGTAACTCCCGCACCTGTAGGTCATAAGTAGCAATAATCGGTAGATTCATAGCATTCATAAGTTGATCTAACATCTGCTTAGTGATTACTCTACTACCACCATTATCACCAAATATCATCATTCTTACTTTAGCGTTCTGCAAAATGTAGTTAAGCACCGTGCGAGAAGTCAACGCCCTAGTAGGCCTTACCCCCGTATTATCCTCAACCGCATCAGCCCACCCTTGGATAGTCTCAATTGGGTTGGAGTTATCAGTATCAGAGAACATGTCGGTACTTGTCAATGTCTCTTTGTGATCATCAGGTACACCATAATCGACAGTTGCGATAAAACCATTCTCATTTAATGACACTTCACCAAACGCCAACGCGTTCAAACGAATTTTCTCAATACGGTTGATAATCGCATCATACATTCTGCCAACGTCATCAAATAAAGCACGAACGATATCTTGGTTTCCTTGGTTCTGCTTATACTTGATATACAATTCCTCATCTAAATCGATCTTCTCTTTAATAGCTGGAATCTTGCCAGATAACTTGCTAGCTCCATCTCTCCCAGCTGTCTTCGCTTCAGCATTAAAAGCCTGTACATGACCCATGATTGGATCTGCATTTGACCCTTTGACACTAGACCATGTTAAACTGGAAGTGGTACGCATAGGAAATAGTGTTGGGCCAATTAAATTTCTCGATTGCCTTTTCTGTAGATACTCTAACTTCTGTTCATTCGTAAGTAACTCTGCTAAATTCATTTATAATTTACCTCCCTTATTATACAAATTTAATATCCAAATTAGATTTGGCGTCAGCATCAACTAAGAAACATGCTGCTTCTGATACTCTTGCCCAATCTGCTACACCAACGTGCTTATCTCGACCATCCGCAAAGGACACATCAACCAAACACAGTCCAATCGGTGTTTCAGAACCATCTGTGTTCTTGACTAAGTCTCCTGTAACCGCTGAGACAACTGTGTCTACAGTTAATTCCATAGTGTCCAGATCGATAGCTGTGATAGTTGTATCAGTACCTTCTACATCTAACGTATCCCCTACAACAAACGGGCATAATGCACTATCCAACGTCAGAGTTGTCCCTGAAGATACATCAGATGCTAATGGTGCAGATCCATACAAACGTGCTTTGCCAGTAGCCGTAACTTGGCCTAACACAGTGAACCTTTTGAATCTCGTATGAGGGACTAGACTCACGTCCAGTGTAACCCCACCTGTAATAGTCCTTAACATACTAGAATCTAAACCTGGTGCTTGTCCATCGAATGTAGTTTCTTTAATGTCCACTTATATTACCTCCTTATTATTTGTTTTATTCCCACGGGTTATACCCGTCGACTTCTTGCTCATTAGACACTTCGTCCAGTGCTGCCTGTACATAGCTTGGAGTACTTTCACTTCCTCCTGATTGGGTAGATACGATTGACCCAGATTCTTTCAATTTCTGAATCTCGTCCTTGATAACAGACTTGACAGTTGTGTCCAATTCATCAACAGCTTTTTCGACTTCGCTCTCTGACATCTCATGATCAACATCAAGATATGTCACCAATCGTTCGTCTAGCCCTACTTCAGCAACTTTTGCAGCCCTGGTAGTTTCTAACTCTTTGACCTGCAATTCTTTCTCTCTTTCCTCTAGTTTCTTCTGTTGTTGCTCCAGCTTATCTTCCTCGGACATTCCTTTTTGCTTTATTTTCTCCATCTCTTTCCTAAGATGACCGACCTCATTACGATATTTGTCTAATTCACTCTGGTGCTTCTGCTCGATCGAATTAATTTGGGACTGATACTTTTCTTCGATTTCTTCTGGCGATAATTCCTCATCACTACCACCTTCATCGTCTCCTCCATCATCTCCACCATCATCTCCTCCATCATCGTCGTCACCATCTGCGAACATCTGCAAGTCCATTTCCTCTAGATCAAATTTCACATTTTCTTTTGCCAACATATATAACCCTCCTGTTCGTATTACCTCACAGTCTGTCATAGCATTCTGTTTGGTTGGGTTTCCATCTTCATGAACTCATCCATCTGATCACCTCAGCTGTCATATTGTTCAATCGCTGGAATTCACCTCGTCATAAGCCTGATTAACTAGCTCTATCAAGTAATTCCTCTCTTCCTCACCAATTCCCTTGTTTTTATTAATCTTTTTTATCAAATTATCGCGTCTTTCACTGTCTATGTCCAGATTGTACCATGCTTTGAGGAAAGACCTATTATTAGCCATCTTCACCAACCCATTCATCATCTTTAATAAGACCTTTATCCACAGCATGCTTATATACTGGCAACTTTCTAAAACCCTCCAGGGACATTGAGCTCTTAGCTAACATTTTATAGAATTCGTCTGATTTATATGGTGGTAAATCCCATGCTGTTTTAGTCCAGTCAGCATTGTGCAAATCCTCATCTAAGTTCAACCTAATCATATTATCCACCTTCCTTACTTGTCTTAGCTATTAATTCTTCTAAATCCTGGAACCTTTTAGGGGACATATCTGTTTTCTTTCCAAACACGGCCCATGACTCATCTAGTCCCCCTAATACAACTACCTCATCCTCATAGTCAGTACCGAACCCTGTGCGGAAGACACTCAAGATTCTATCTCTGGGCACTTTAGCAGTTACTACAATTGAACGACTCTTCTCTGTCGCAAAATTCTTAGCGGTATGAACGCTAGTGGAAAATGAATTGAGCGGGTTGGTTGCAGCTTCAATTGTTGCAGTAGTGATATCATCCCAATCCACCATATCCAATGCTTCAGGTACATAGTCCTTGTGGAATGCCAACCCCCTAGACAGAACCATATCTTCCACACCCTTTTCCTTAAGCAATTCTTGAGTGTAGTTGTATTGAGTCCTTAATACCTCACGCATAACCCCCTTTTCTCTTTTGAGTAAATCCTCGGCCTGTCGCTTGGTAGCTTCATCAAAGAAATCCCCTGCGTCTTTAAGATCGAATTCCTCACGTGCTGCCAATTGCATAGCTACAGCTTCAGTGTCACTGTCCCCTGATGTTGTAGCCCATCTACGTATATAGCCATAAGTCTTGTCAGTGACAATGGTATAATATCCTTCTTCTATATGTTCCATATTCTTATTGGCATAATTCTTTACGAAATCATCCCAACCACTTATCTCATTCTCCGTAATATATTGTTCGGGGGAATCATAATTATCGAACAATTCCCCTCTAGCTACATGTCTATCCACCAACCTCTCCTGGTGATTCTCCCAGGCATAATCCTTCCACGCTTTGGAATTTGCCATACGTTCAGTTAATTCGCCAGCCACATCATGTTCTTCATAATAATCTTCAGTATCTACCATATCCCTGTACTGTTTACGTGTTTTGTCGAATTCGTCTTCCTCTATAGAATTCTGCGATTTAAATCGTTGACGTCGTTTATTTTCCACCTCTTTAGATTTATTCTGGATTTTCTTATCATCTACCTTCGCGGTTTCCACGATTGGGGCATAAGTACAACGACAATTTGGATGTCTGGGTAGTGCGATTTCCTCTCCCAACTTGAATTTATCCATGTGATCTGCTTCACATGTAGAACATACTCTCATATCCATAGTGGCAACATACCGCACTTCCTGGATACCACCCTCTTCATACACATCAAGTGATGCACGGTTCTGAAAAGCCAATGTCCATGATCTAGTGGTCATCTCAGCCCTACCCTTGAGTGTGTGGCCTGCCTTCTCAAGTCTCTGGGCCGTTTTTCTCGGGTTCTCGCCTAAGGCAATGGAATTGAATACCTCCTGCTCAACACGGAATGCAGTTTCCATCCCGAATTTAGACAAGTAATCCACCATGGTCTTACCCTTGATCTCCACACTATCAATGACAACTGTCTTAACAGCCTGGGTTGGCAACTTAACAAAGTCTGCGTCCAGCCCTAATTCATCTATGCCAGTAAGGTAATCAGCAGTGAATAATGCTTCGTTTTTATAGATCTGTGCCATATCATTACGCAATTCCTTGGTAGACTTATCTACATAACGGTTAACCTGTTGCCTAATCTGTTTCTTCAGCTTTTTCTTCCTATTATACTTAGCTAACTCAGATGGAGACCAATTACCATCATTATCCGTGGCTTTGCTCGCCATTGCTTCAATTTCCTTGGTCAAGCCCACCTGTAAATCGTCTAACATGCTAACATACTTGGCTACATATTTCTCTTCAACTAACCTATTCTCTATCTTGTGTATCAGCATCATGCTCACTCATTTCTGACATAAACCGTTGTACTTCCTTCTTCTGTTCTTCCTCTAACTCCTTGATTTCCTCCTCTGCATCTGGAATAAGTTCAGGGAATTTCTTAACACCTGTCCCCTTAGTCATAAGCCCAGCTGCAACTAACTTGGTAACAATTTCCATAGTCTCTTTCATATTGCTTGGTAGTATCGATCCAAAGTCCACATTGTGCTTGATCTCGGTATCACCTTGCATCTCCAGCGCCAGATTATCTAAACTCTGGACCCCTTCGTCTAAGTCCCCTCTCAAACTGTTGATCTTGGATATAATCTCGATAGCAATAACCTTCAGAGTCTCCCCTGATGGGTTACCTTGAGATAACACATTTGACAGAATGTATTCTGGATATTCATTGGCGATTATATCCTTGACTTCCTTCTTTTCCTCTGTCATCAGCTTGGCTATATTACCCTGCATTTCTAGATATCCCATCTTGCCTTCCTGCCCTAAGTGCAGCAACTTCAGTGCTTTACCACGGCTTTCTTTCATCTTCTCTTTAGTGCCCTCCTTCATCCTCTTGCCTGACAGTGTATCCCATATGATTGGGTCGCCATGGATGAAGAATATGTTATTCAAGAATGCATCAAGCTCATTATACTTATCTATCTTGTCATATAGCGGTTTCAGGTCATAGTCAGTAGTGAACTCCACAATCGGGATTCTGTCATACAACAAAGGAATCGGTTCTTGCTCTACCCCGCCCTTAGTTTCAATAATCTCGCGCTTACTTGGGATATCATAGTACTCCTTGATTACATTAACTTCCTGAAACTCCCCGCTAGCATGATCAAACTCTTCCACTACGCCATCTATCTTCGCATATATGATCTTACTGCCATCTTTCTTAATTTCTACTTTTCTTGTGTCGTGCAGGGTAAATAATACTTCCTCACCATTATTCTGTTCTTGGACTTCAACGTAAACTTCCTTGCACAACATCAAGGCCCTAATCAGTGCGTATTTAAACGTCTGGAAATCGTTATCCTCCCAATACTGCTCTAACTTAACCAATTTAGCTTGACCCTGCTCATCTCCCTCATCCGTTACCTTAGGAGACACCTTTTTCTGCATGGTCAATGCTGCCATTATATTAACTATCTTTGGTATTGGGTTAAACACCATCTTGACCTCATCGAAGAGATCTTTCTCGGTGATATACTTGGCGTTATAACCATCATGTTCATAAAACATCCAGCCCCTATTAATAAAATCCATCAGATCTTTTTCTTTACTCATGCGACCACCTCCTAATTATTCGTACCACGCTTTGAAATGTTTAATTTGCTCAACAAACTCTTCAGACCACTCTCCTGTAAATGTAATTCCTCTGTCATCGACCATAGCTACAACTGGCACTTTCTTATCAACTATCGCGTCAACCCAAATGTCATGTTTCAATAGATATTTTCTTATGGCTTCAATTCCACCTTCTTGGTGACATCTACTAGAATAAACTACAACGCGGAAATGTTTCTTCAGCTCGTTAATAGCAGACTTAACACCCTCAACTGGTGGATCTGGTGTTACATCTATCCCTTGCCAACCTGACGTGTAACTATGGATAACTCCATCAAAGTCTAATATCAATGTAGGTAAGCCCAATTATCATCACTCCTTTACCATGTGTCCCAACCGATTTCGTCTTCAACAACCATACCATTGTGCCAATACTTCCTCATCTGCCATGCTATGGCATGAGCTACTACTAAGTCCTTACCATTGATAGATACTTTACCTTTCTCGTCATAAACGACCTCTCTCAACTGTCTGAGGAATTCCTTATCTACAACACCCAACTCCTCATTATCGATAGCATCACGCAACTCATCCAGCATCAAATACTTAGATGCTTCAGTTGGAGTCCACCCCATCTTCTTGGTCTTATCATCATCACGGTTCTTGATATTAGTAGTGTAATACAAGTTAGGGTAACCACATTGATCCTTGAGTGTAGTAAGTACGGCCCATCCATGATTAAGGTTCTCTACGGCCAAATACGCCCAATTATAGTATTCCCCTACCTCAGCTAACACCTTACCATATGCATTAGGTTGGATGGTACCATGAACCCTAGCTACTTGCTCCCAATCTGAAACTCTATAAAATGCTGCAGATGATTTGTCAGCGCCCTCTATACCTTCTGCTACATCACAACCTGCCACATAGTCTTCGTTAGGTTCAACCTCTTCATATATCTCAATCATGCCACCACGTCTATATTCGAAGATTTCTCTATCTGGTAACTGAACCAACAACCTCTCAATCTTAGCTGTATCAAAGTACGGCCTGCCTGACTGTAGAAACGCTTCCTCAGCTGTACATGGATACTCCTGCGGCAACTTATCCTTCTTATCTTGCTTCTTATTATAGTACCAATATAACTGCTGCCAATCAAGCCCTTTACTATCCTTCAACCAATGTAATTTCTCAAAGAATTCTGGGTCATCGCTATTCTCCCAGTTATCAACCCAGTCTTTAAACTGTGATTCGATATCATCGTTCTCAAACTTCAATCTGTACTCTGGTGTCTGCCACCACTCGAAGAATAAAGGTTCATAGTTATTCTCGTTAGAAACGGCATCATCCCACAATCCTTTGTAATGGTTATACCCGTTAGCTGTGGACTCTAATATCTCGATAGCCCCATCAGCCAATGCTTCACCTAGCCCTGC